AATAACATATACAGACAGTACAATCTTTACGAGGTTAAGGATGAGTTTAATGAAACTCTATACGAAGTTCGTGAGGAAAGAACTGATATTGATGAAACATTAAACTTTGATACTATTACCGAATAATGGCGAGAAGAAAGGTACCAAGTCAAGCGGCTAGCGGAGCAGAAACATTTAGTGATAATTTAGTTGGAAGACAAATCACTACGGGTAGTCCTGCTCTTGCCAATACTACCTTTGATATCGACAGAACAATTCCTGATAAGGATTCAAAAACATTCAGAAACAATCCGTTCTCTGAGTTTTTAACTCTTGATTCATTAAAAAAAGAAACATCAGCAGTTACCACCACTCAAACAACAACTTCGGGTGGTGCACAAAAAAAGAGTGGAATAAGATTTAAGAGTAATAAGAGAAACGCGGACAAATCTATGTTTGGTTCTCTAAAAGAAAGAATCTTAGTATCAATTACTCGAATTATTAATAAATTTCCGGGAGCAATGTCCGTAAGTGCAGAAAGTCCCATTAGTAGTAACAACTATTCGGCCTATAACATTGTACATGATTATAGTTTGAATAGAACCACTTTTTATGTTCAAGAAAGTAAACTCTTCAATCCATTTGAATTAGTTTTAGTAGAACCTAATAGTGTTGTTAAACCTGCCACGGAAAACGAGATTAGAAATCTTTACTCGTCATATAACAAATACGTTATTAATTTTAATAACGAAAGTTACCCAATTATACAATACAATCAACCCAATTCCGCGAATGAATTGGTATTTGTAGTGGTTGGTAATCCTTTTAGTGGTGCCACCACATTCTCAACTAATTTTATTATTCGTCCGAATGATGGGGTTGTTGAAGAGTTTTTTAATGGATTAGATGATGTTGAAGAATCTCTTTTAAATAGAGAAACTAAACCAATTTACACCGCTAATTTTCAGATACCACAAGACAGTGCGGACGGAAGTAGAACCACATTACAAAATGTACAATATAGTTGGCCATTATTGAGTGATGGTTGGAATATTCAAATCGGTGGACTTGATTTTGAATCTTATATTCAAAATTTAAGTGACATATCTGAACAAATAGATAACTACAAATCTAACTTAATGGTTAGATTTTTAGCGTCACCACAACTATTTGAATTTGATACCGAAGACCACAGAGCGCAAAGTGTGTTTCAACTATACGGTCAAAGCTTTGACTCAGTAAAAAAATTCATTGATAATATTGTTTACATGAGAAATGTAAGCTATGACGGTATCAATAATTTACCTGACATATTATTAAAGAATTTATCAGAAAATCTTGGTTTGTCAACTACAAACCTGTTTGATGAAAAATCGTTAGATGATGTTTTATACTCTCGTTTATCATCAACTTACGGTGGTGTATCAACGGGATTTAATCAAACTGAAGCAGAGTATGAATTTTACAGAAGATTATTGGTAAATCTGGCTTACATCTTTAAATCAAAGGGTACAAGAGCATCGATTGAGTTCTTCTTAAAGTTTTTAGGGACACCTGAACCATTAATTAAAATAAACGAGTATGTTTATAAAGTAACATCGATGCCGGCGAGTTTCGACTTGGAACAAGACATTTACGATGTTATTGCGGGCGAAAAGAAATTTATCACCGCAGTATTCAATACTACGGGTTATACATACACAACTACGGTAATAACAGGAACAACCGGTTTTGATAGAGATGGATTCCCCGTTGACCCCGATACAGGATTACCAAGAAGAGCATTCAGTGAAACTGAAGAGATTTTCTTCGAAAAAGGTGCGGGATGGTACGATATTACTTTGGACCACCGCTCACCAACAATATTAGATAATGAAAACTCTAATTTAACGGGTAGAATTAAAACAATCAAAACTAAAAATAAACCATACACATATGGTGAAGATTATTTTGATGTATTTAGAACTCTACCGGGTTTAGATACGGGATATGGTTTACAAGCAGATATTGATAATGTAAAAGCTCATGATGTTGAAAATGGTTCTTCGTTAATATTAAACAGAAAAAATATTAACATCCATATTTCACCATCAAACTCAATCAACTATGATATATTCAGAAAGAGTAGGGATTTAGAAATTTCATTTGGGTCAACTAATTTATTGTCACCACAAACGGGAATTACCTTTGCTCAATTTGTGGATAATTTCATACACAAAGTAATAAAGAATTCACACACAATAAGATACAGAAAGAATTACATTGTTCTTGAAGATATCTACAGAGATTATATTTCACAAAGTGGATTTACGGCATTTACATTTATTGATTCAGCAGAATTCGTAAATCGTATCAGTCCTTATTGGGTTCAATTAGTAGAACAATTAGTTCCGGCAACAACACTATGGACGGGTGGTAATTTAATTGAGAACAACTTATTTGGTAGACCAAAATACCCATATGTATTTGATTGTCAACCAATGGAATTTGTTGAAGATTTATATCCTGATTTTGAGGTTGCGATTGAAGAAGACCTTGAGACGCTACTCGGTGAAGAAGATAACTTCAGAGGTTTAATTAATTTAACAGGTGTAACATATTACCCTGTGATTGAAATTGACGGAGTAATATACGGAGGACCGACATACACAGGTTTAACAACAGGAATGACAGTTGTTGTTAGTGGTACAACAAATACAACTAATAGTGCACAACTATTCAATCCATTCCCAATGACGGGTTGTACCGATTTAATAAACAACGACCCGATTAATCTGGCGTTAATCTGTGATTACAAGGATTATTTAGAACCTGATGTCGTAAAAATTAAACAGTTATGGTTAAGTGCGTTAGTTAACTTAATTGGCTCAATCACCATATCAAGATATAGTGCGGGATATGAACCATACGCACCATTTACGGGTGCAACAGGACATTCATATACCGTAGAAACATTACCTGTCGTCAACTATGAAATCTTCACTGATGAAAATGGTGAAGAGATGATTAAATTCTCATCAATAAAATATGGTATTGGAGATTGTTCTGTAAAAGATTATTTTGATTACAGATTTGAGGCGGATTATAGAACCTCAAAAATCAATGATAGATTAAGTGTACAAGTTAGTGGTGATGGTGAATATTACTGTGAAGAACCTGCTGGTTGTGTTATGGTTAGTGATATCTATATTGATGTCATAGGTGCACAATTTGGTGTTCAGAAAAATCACACATGGCCGTTCTACATTTATGCAAACTGTATAAGTGGACATAGTCAAAATGCTGACGTTTATATTGAAAAGGTTGCGGGATATGATTGTAAATTCAAACTAACGGGAGTTACAGAATTTGATGTTATTGATTTTAATATAATTGATGCTGCAAACAACGAAGTTAAATTTAAAATTGAAGGTTTACAAACAAAAATCGAACACGACCCATGCCCACTCCCAAGTGGAAAGAGTCATACTGAAATTTTTGTAATCGAAGGTTATCAAGGATTAACCGGAAATACAATATCAACAATTTCAGGAGCAACTTTCTGTGACAATTACACAGGATACACAATACAACCAAAAGTTGAATACAAGTCAAACTTTAATTATGGTTTGAAAGATAGTTCAATAGTATTGGTTGTTCCATCGGGTTTAACGATTAATAACACAACAACAAGTACCGTTATAGAATCTTATATAACAGGAGGTACAATAGTAGAAAAAACAGTTTACGAACTACAAGTTGGTGAATACATTTTATCTGCGGATTATCTTCCATGTTCAGGGATGACAAACCAATCGTTTCAAAATGCAGGACAAAGTGGATACTCATTCACATATTCATATGAAAAACTTTTAGTTACAGATAAAGAATGTCTTGGTTCTGTTAAAAAGAATTTAATTACAGGTGAGACAAGCACGGGAGATATTGAAATATTTGAGGTTCTACCAACAACACAATTAAGAGTTTATACAAATAGATTTATAGAAGATTTCGGAGCGGTTACTAATGGAACATATCACTTTGATGATAGATTCCCCGAGGAGTTACAAGTAAGACCTGTTCCATTTATTGAACCTTGCTGTGACCATCCAGAAGAATTATATGATAAGGGCGACTTTTTAATTAACCAATACGGTTTCCCAATTGAGGTTTTATCGGTTGATTTAAATTACTGTGATACTGGTTTATACTTTAATTTAAATGTTCAGAAAGATGGTTCACCATTAACTGAGGAATTTATGGTAGTATTTGACGGTAATTCAAACCATCAAATTTTAATGAAACACCAATATGATAAACACCCCAACATTGATTTCAATTTAGGTCAATATTATATTGACCCTGTTCATTGTCCAACGGTTCCAACAAATGAGGACTTAGAAGAGTCGCCATTTGATTGTATACCGGGTGCAACTCCGACACCCACTCCGACATCCACAACAACGTTAACCCCAACGCCAACAACCACATCAACGAGTACCCCCACACTTACGAGTACAAATACTCCGACATTAACGGAGACACCTACACAGACGGTAACAAGCACACCTACTTTAACAAGTACGAGTACGCCGACATTAACAAGTACAAGCACTCCTACTTTAACAAGTACAAATACTCC